CCCACAAGGCGGTATCGTGTATTTTGAGGTTTACCGTGAATGCTACTATTAAGCCGGCATGATGAAATAACGGAAGAGGTTTTAGAGGAGAATGGCATGGAAAACAGGGCCTCCCCAGTCCGATAGATGTGCGGAGATGAGCGTAAGAGAGAGTGCCGACGGTCTGGATTTCCCCGCCCGACTCACTTCCGACCATTTTTTCAGGCACCATGAAGGCCGCCCCCATCAGAGTTGCGGAAGGAAAGGCCACAGGATTGGCTTGTAAATCATTAAAATGAATATAACGATGAAGATTGTAGTATTTGGCGCGACAGGTATCGCAGGAAAAGCTGTCGTAAAAGAAGCCTTGAAAGAGGGGCATGAGGTTACAGTGCTGACACGTGACGCGGAAAAAGTTACCGCCCGGCACGAACGTCTGCACGTGGTGACGGGCAATGTAATGGACAGGGACGTTGTCCGGCATGTGCTGGAGGGGCAGGAGGCTGTTATCCAAACGTTGGGAATCGGGGGCAAGGGCGATGGACGGCCGACAAGTTTTGTCTCGGAAGCCAATAAAATCATCATGGAAGAGATGGAGCGGATACATGTAAAACGTCTGGTTGCCATCAGCGTAATCGGGGCCGGAGACAGCCTGACCTTTCTTCCCTGGGTATACCGGAAACTTGTCCTGCCGTTGTTTATGAGGTGGTTTCAGGCCATCATCGACGACAAGAACCGCATGGAACCGATGATCCGGGAAAGCGGACTCGACTGGACCATCGTGCGGTGCACTACGATCAAGGAAAGTCCGGCCAAAGGAAAGGTTCGTGCCACGTTGGACGGCAAGGGCATCTGGTTCGCCATCACGGCAGCGGACATGGCGGTTTTCATGGTCAGGCAGCTTGCTTCAACGGAATATCTCAGGCAATCGCCCACGATAAGCAACTGATTCCACGCGATACCCGGTATTCATCCGAGTCGTTTTTGCCGGTAACAACTCGGGAATGCAGGCGTGACAAGCAGTCCCGATTGAAAGATGTCATCACTTGTCCGGCCGATATCCACGGATACCCGTGTGCAGGCGGCGCGGAAGTGATCCTCATGAATACCAAACTTCTTGAAGTGATATTTTGAGCAAGTGAGCATATAGATGATTGGAAAACGGTCGGATTTACCTTCTTTCCGCTTCCGCAGTGTACGATAGCGGCTCAATAGTATGCAATATTTCTTTTCTGCAAATATTAGGGGAAATAATGAATATTTTGTAAGTAATGGGGATAACTGCCGTTCGATTATAAATGTCTATTTTTACCATCAGAAAGTCCATATAAAAAGTGTTTGAGAGAAGAATGAGGAAAGTTTACTGGTTATCAGTTACTTTCCTCATTTTGGTTAAAAGTGGCGAGGACAGACGAAGACGGGAATACGACAAGATGAGACAGAGGAACGTTACCTATCCGTAACCTATACCCCAAATGGTGAATGTTGAGGTTCGGAAGAATGAGGAAGGTTACGAATTGAATTTGAATACTCTGATTTATAGTGAGTTACTGATGAGCAACGTAAGATTTTTGGTTACGAACCAAATTTGCCGTGTTCTGCCGTGAAATGCGTAGCAAGAAAAGACTCTTCATGTATTAATTTTGAACGCAAAAAAGAATGACGTTATGAAGAGTACATTTTCAATTATCTTCTACCTCAAAAGACAGGTAGTAAAGAAAGATGGTACTGTTCCAGTTATGGGACGTATCACAGTGGACGGAACACAGGCGCAGTTCAGTTGCAAGACAACTGCTAATCCAGATTTGTGGGACACCAAGGGCGGACGCATGATAGGTAAGAGTATGCAGGCTTTGGAGGTGAACCGCAAATTGGACAAGATGCGTGTGAGTATCAGCAAGCATTATCAGGAGATTATGGACAGGGACAACTTCGTCACTGCCGACAAGGTGAAGAACGCCTTTCTTGGCTTGGAGTATCGTTGCCATACACTGATGAAAGTCTATTCTCAAAGCCGTGATGAAATGGAAAAGCAATATAAGGCTGGCATGAAATCTTTGAGTACATACACGAAGTATAGAATCGGGTGTGCCTATGTGGGCGAGTTCTTGCAGACTCATTTCCATGTGAAGGATATTGCTCTGAAAGAGTTATCGCTGCCTTTTATCACAGACTACGAGACTTTTCTCAGAACCGACAAGCACTTGAAGATAAACTCTGCGATGGTGTTTGTCCGCAATCTCCGTGCAATGGTATTCCGTGCCATAGATAATGAATGGCTCGTAAAAGACCCATTCAGACGATATGAGTACAAGGAAGAAGAGACCACAAGAGAGTTTCTGAGCAAAGAAGAGATTCATCTGTTGATGGAGACACCTATCACAAGAAAGAAGATGAGTATGGTGCGTGACTTGTTCCTGTTCTGCTGTTTTACAGGTCTCGCTTTCATTGATCTGTACAACTTGAAGGAAGAGAACATCAAGGAATTTTTCGATGAAGGTGAATGGATCGTTATCCATCGACAGAAGACTGGAACGGAAGCCAACATCAAGTTGCTTGATTATCCCAAGCAAATTATGGAAAAATACCGTGGATTGTGTGAAGACGGTAGGGTGTTTCCAGTACCCAACTACCAAAGTTGTATGGATTCGCTCAAAAGACTGGGCAAAAAATGTGGTATCACCAAGCCGCTGTCCTGGCACATGAGCCGTCATTCGTTCGCAACCTCGGTTTGCCTCTCCAACGGAGTCCCAATAGAAACCGTGAGTTCAATGCTTGGGCACAAGGACATAAAGACAACTCAGGTGTATGCCAAGATTACTAAGGAAAAATTGAGCAAAGACGTGGAAAAGTTGTCTCAGCAGATTAATAACATTGAAGAATTCACGTTTGGAAATGTTTGCAACGATAATACTAACACAATAAATGGCAGAGTATGAAACGACAAGTGATAACAATACAAGAAGATATGGTCATCTACGCCCCACATCATGGTGAGGTGTGGATGACAGTTTGGGAGATTGCCGAACTGTTGAATGTAACGGGGACAGCAGTGAAGAATACCATCAAGCGCATTTGGAAACAAAGTGTGCTGAAAGACTTCCAGCATTCGCAATACGTCAAACTTGAAAATGGATATTCTGCGAATGTCTATGATGTGGAAGTGATTATCGCCATAGCACTTCAAATGGATACATACCAAGCCTTGTTGTTCAGACAATGGTTTATCAGTAAGGTTGTGAACCGCAAGGATTGCCAAGCAGAGCAAGTAAAACACGAGTATCCGATGATTATTGTTATGAACGGAATGACGCCCAAAGGTACAAGTTAGAATCTCTCATCTTTTAATAAGATTCCTACACCTTTATAATATAATAGCGTACAGAGGAAACGATTTTTGTCGTTGTACACTGTACGCTATTTTTGTTTCGCAATCTTACTGATTGTTTGTAATGTTCTGATAATCAATGCTGATCCGAATGACAAAATGGCAAAAGAAACAAATTAGGAACAACAAAATCCCGTAACCCCAAAATGAAATTATGAGAAAACAAAAATTAACACGGATAACGCGGAATTTTTCCGATTTTGATATTCATAAATCAACTCCAAAAGAAGAAAATTATAAGTAGGCACATCTGTTTTCATTTTAATAGATTATAGTGGTATGCAAGATGAAGATGGGACGAGTCACTGTAAATCATGCAAAAATTAGCAAAATTTCTAATTAGGCAAATTATTTGCCGATTTTTATAATGATTTTCGGATAAACAAACGATATTTGGAGGAAAATGAGTATCTTTGCAACCGAAAACAATAATAATATACGCAATGGCTGAGAAAAATCTTAATCGTATAAAAGTTATGCTTGCAGAAAAGGGGAAAACGAACAAATGGCTTGCAGAGAAACTTGGCAGAGACCAAGCAACCATTTCCAAATGGTGTACTAATGCTTGTCAACCTCCTTTAGAAGCATTAATACAGATATCTCAATGTCTGGAAGTTGATATAAAAGAACTCATTAGGGTTCCTGAACATAATCCTTATAAAGAATTATAATGAAAAAAAATACTTCATTCACATTATTTGGTTTCAATAAGAAACGTGTGACTTAGAGCAATTTGATGCAAGATCTTAGGTGATTCGGTCTTGATTTTTTTAATCAAGCAGCGAACACTCTGAGATATTCTTTTCTGTTTTTTATCCCAACTGGCTTATAATTCGGAAATTGTATCAAAATTTGTATCAAAATCAAATAAGCATAACAATGGAACCATCTATATACAGTTTTTCACTTTGTGCCGCACTGCCGTTGATGTTATTCTTCGGCTTTTATTTTTTGTTTGCAAAGACTCCTGAAAAGAAAATTTTCAAGAATTATCTCCGCTCCCGACAGATTATGGGTATAGCTATGCTGCTGCTTTCGGCAAACTATTCGGTACATTTCTTCTTTGGTATCCGATTCAAAAATGCGGATTCTGCCATATTGATGAACATGTCCACATACTTCCTGTG